CAAGGTTAGAAGCGGACACAAGCGCGCCGTTCTTAATGGAGAATAAGAGATTAAAGAAAGATTGTTTAACGACAATCACCGAATCTTCCAAACGATATTGAACGATCCCTTCGCTCCACGAGGTTTGAGGATTGGTCATTGCGCCGATTAAAGAGTTCATAACCTGCTGTAAGTATCCCTCTCCTGTATTGGTGAGGTCGACGGGGATAACGTTGCTGTTTTCCGTCCCCGCAGCTCTTGCCAGCGCGCCTTTGAGGTGCATTGCCAAAATCGTGGAATCCTCCATGTTCGCCACGGTTCCCGGAATCATTGAGGTGTATTCCGCAGCCAGCGGAAGCGAAACCATATTCTGCGAAAGCTGATAAATCACCGTCGCGTCGTCATAGACCTGATTCAACGGTAAATCTATACCATTGGTCTGAATCGCGTTGGGAAGATTTCTGTTTTCCAAACCGTCGTTGCCGGGCGTGCCTTGCAGCACTCCGTTTAGCGAAGCGTTAATTGTAATAGTTCGCATCGAATACCGAGGCGGCGCCATGATAGGCACACGCACTATGCTTGCGCCTTCCACGCCTGTCCTCGAAGTAATCCCCATTCCGTCCGCAAAAATCCTCGCATCGAGGATATTCTTCAACCAAATGTTGTTTAAAATTCGATCGGTAAGAATATCCGAGGCGTTCGGATAATTGCCGTTGCCTACGCCGTAATTATCGTAGGCGGTTCTTAAATTTGTCATGACCTGAGAATATAAAACTTTATCGCTCAAGCCTTCCGTGTCAATAACTGCTGCCATTTTTCTTTACCTCCTGTCAGCCCAATAATTTTTTTACATCTTCGTCCGTGTAGGAGCGTTTTTTCGACTCTCCCGCACTACCCGAGGACATACCGTATTTTTCCGCAGCGCGTTCCAGTTTATCTCCCGCCCGCTCTTCCCGTTTTTCCATTGCCGAGATCAACCTTTCTACGGAATCCAACAAACGATCAAAGCGATCGTCTTTCCGTTCGTCCTCTCTCCTGTCGTCCCGTCTTTCGTCGCGGTCTTCTCTGCGTTTTTCTTCCGCACGTTTTTCATCGTAGCGTTTCGTGCCTTCCGACTCGTCGATGCGCGCTTTCGCGTCCTGAGAATTTTCGTTTCCCGAACGCCGTTCCTGTTCACCCACGCTTTCGTCTTCACGATCGCGTTCCGTTTGAGAATCCTTGCCCTTACGGTCAATATCTTCTCTTGCCTTTTTGATCTCTTCTTCGTCTTTGGTCATGTCTGTGACCTCCTCTTTATTTTTTTTGTCTTTGAATAATGAGAAACGTTTTTTCATGCAAACCTCCTTTGAGGCATAAGAAAAGCGGGGCGCCATCGCACTCCGCTTCTTATAAAATTTTTACCCGGTCAGGGTAATATGCCCGACCGTTGTCTTTGGAAAACCGCTTATACGCGTCATACATTTTTAGAGCGTTTCCTTTCGCTTCTTTATATCGCTGCGCGTTCTCGCCTTTATATGCCAACGCTTCCTCGCGGTAATGAATGACTGCGCGTTCCATTTCTCTTTGCCGTTTGGTGATCGCGTCCTCTTTCTTGCGTTCCGCCTCCGAAACAAAAGGAATCACCATGCCCGCTTTATAGGGCATCAACTTATGGCGGCAGTTAAACCCCAGCAGCCCGTTCTTGTACGTCCTCCCCGCCTTTGTCGTATAGTAAATATCCGTCGCCGTTTCCAAGGGAACAAACATTCTTCCGTCCTCGGTCGTGCCGCTCGTTCCGTCCAACGAATACACTCGCCCCTGAAACGGTGCGCAGCGCTCTGAACAATCCGCATGGACAGAACAAACCACCAACCGATTGCCCGAAGCTTTCAGCCCTGAAATCTCGTCTTGATGACGCTCATATCGCACTTGCATTTCAGCGAGATTGCGTAGTGAATTGCGCCCCGTCACGTCGTTCGGGTCTAAGGCTTTTTCCGCTGCAAGCCCGCCCAAAGCCCTTGAAACGCGGTCTATATACGTCTTTTGAAACTCTTGTAACGGCAAGCCTCTATCATAAGCCCGAAGCCGTATTTCCGTACTCTCTGCTACCTGTTCCACGGCGTCTATTTCCCGCGGGGTTTTGGGGACGAAATACTTTGTTTGAATCCCGTTCACTTTGCGTTCGGTGATTCTCTCGGATAACAGCACCACCGCCGCAAGAAGCGTTCCGTTCAAGTTCAAAGTTGCTTGAAAATCGGAATAGGCTTTGTTTGCGAACTTCATAAGAGAAACCCGCGCGTCTTTTTGAAGCGTAGGAGAACGAATCCGCGCGATCGTGCGAGAGATTATCTTTCTCACTTCTGCGGATATAACGATAAAGGACGCGCCGCCAAGCACGCCCTTTTTAATCGCCGTTTTTATATCCGTCTGCGCGTCCACCAATACGCTCGCTTGTTCGTTCAGCGGATCGGGGACATAGGCTTTTAACTCCATTTATTTCTCTCCTCCGTAATAATCTTTTTCATTGAATAAATTATCCCCCAACAAATTTTGAGATCGTTTATACTCATCGTCACTTGAAATTTTTTCGAGATATTCTCGCGTTTCTCCGTCTGTCAAGTTATTGATTTGCTTTACTGCAATTTCTTTTGGCAATAATCCCGCGCTATAATTATCGCGGATATTGGCGTCATATTGCAATTTATTGCCTATATAATCTCCAAGCTGTAACTGCACGTCAGGCACTAATCCTTCTTGTTTCAGCACCTCTCTTAACGCTCTTGTCAATACCGGTAAAATGGTATTGTGTGTATCTCGAATACTCGCTCGTGTCAGATTTTCCTCCGCAGTTACTTCCGTTGCGGTTTTTACACTATTATCCGGCGTCAGATAGGGAAAGATACTCGTCGGGGAATATCCGGCTCTGACGGCGGTCAGTCGTTCGTACATTTCCATCATCTTTCCATACTGATCCGCTCGAATGTCGAATTGTATCGGTGTAGGCGACATTTTATCCTTATCCATCACGCTCGGCATGATATAGACAAAGCTCTCATCGCTGTATCCACGCAGTTCTGCCGTAGTTACGTTGAACTGTTTGCCCGGATATTGCGACTGTAAACGGTTTAAAGTGTCCTGCAAAAATTGTTTGGGGACTAAAATTTTACCCTCGCCGTTTAGTACGTCTATCATCGATCCACTGAACACTACGTCGATAGACCATAACAAATCCAGACAGCCGTATAATAAAGGATCTCCAAAAGGCGCATCGGGCACACAGGAATTGGTAGCCGTGCGACTTAAAAGCCATACACCCAATCTATCAAAGGTAGGCAGTATAATTTCTTGATTTAAGCGCGTTATTTTTAGACGCCGCAATTCTTCCTGGACATTCTTGGGCAGATTTTCTATCTCCGCTCCTATTTCATAGGGCGACGGAAGCGTGGGAGAGTTTACAATTCCACCGCGGACAAATACTTTATAAATTAGTACCGGCTTTCCGTCTTCGTTATATTTTCTCTCTTCCACCAACCAATACGTAGACTGCTGCTCGCGATTTTTTAATGTGGATAACAACGCGATAAAGAAAACCGCGTCTGTGACTTCCCCGTTTTCATCAGTGGAAATTAATGTTCTATCAATGCGAAAGGCAGAAAGCGTATTCCTGCCTTTTTCATCCTGATTCCACTTTATTACCGAGGTGCCTCCGGCTAACATAAAAGAAATTGCCCGCGTAAGAAATTTATTGAAGTTAACGCCAGGCGACCATATATCGCTTAGAAACTTGCAGCTTTCATCATTCCCCAGGAAAAACAATTTATCCCCGGTGATTAAGCGAGTAGCTCCTTTTACCAATGCCATTCCGGTCGAAGTGGAGAGTGAAGAGTTATACACCCCGTCTACTGACGCCGTAGAATAGGCTATACACGGTCTTACTACCGTTTCCATGTAAGATATCCATTGCCAATTCAATTGTGCGTAATAGGTCGAATTATTGACGAAATTTTCAAATGGTTTTCTATATTTTGTGTTTTCTAAATATCTTTTTAAATATTCTGGTATCTGAAATCCCATGTGTGTTCACTTCCTTATCCGAAATTGTTTAAATAGGCATAATAATAATGCGCCGTCGCGTATTTATCCGCATCAATCGTATGATCGTCCTGTCCGTCGGGTATCTCGTTTTTTTCATCATAACAAAACGTGCCGATTTCCCTAAGGCTCGGCGCGTTCGACGGTATATCTAAAATTTTGAAAACGCCGCGGAAATATCCGTTCTGCAAACGTTTTATATCTCGTTCTATGCTTTTATTTTCCACCGCTCGACAGAAAAAACCTGTTTTGTTTCCGAACTCCAACATTAAATCCTGCGTGACTACTGCACTATCGAACACCCACGCTTCATTATACGGTCCCGGAAGAATAACTCCATAGCTTCCCATTTCCGCATAGAAGTCGTTATACCAACGCACCATTTCCGAAACTTGCATCGTATTCGGTATCGGCTCTCCCGCCTTTTTTGGATCGAGATAGAAAGTTGATAGTTTAATCAGATTCCCATCAGGAAAAATCCCCCACGCACAAACGGCAGTCGGATCTTTCACTACGCCGCTGTCTACTCCGTAAATAATATACAACGGCTGGTATCCGTTACGATTCACAGCCGTTTTAAACGCATCTAATGAAATTAAGTTTCGTTCTCTATTGAACGTATAAAGCACTAATCCTTCAAGGCTGATTTTCTGTCCTAAATACCAATATTTGAACTGCTGCGGATTGTCCCGCTTCATCGTCAGTATCTCATCGATAGTAGCAGGGTTCAATAGTTTATAAATGTCTTTATACGTCGTATAGATCCGTTTCGCCCCGTCCTCGACCATCTTTCCAAAATAGCTATGTGCCCAATGCCCGAGATTCGGAGGAGGATTATAAGCATAAATAATCTTTCCATCAGGTTTTAAAAATTTATTCGCCGTCGTTTCTGCCGCACGGATATGTTGATAACTCTTAGCCTCGTTCGCTTCATCTAAAATGAACATAGCCAGACTTCTATCCTGCGGCACAAATCCCTTGGTAGTATTTAGGTCATCCCGCGTCTTGCCGTTTATCCCGCCGAAATAGCATTTAGCGCCCGTCAGTGTGCAAATCGCTTCCATAGGGTTTAATTTATATTGAAAGTATCTCTCTACGCCCAAAGATTGAATCGTTGCTAAAAAAGAACTAAACACAGACGTTCTTATATCCCCTTTTTCCGCGCGGCAATACCAAATGTTGTTCTTCCGGCTTTCCATCATTTTACATACAGCCACGGTTTCATTGGTCGTAGACTTCCCCGACGTTCTGCCGCTTTCTTCTACAATCTTACGGACCGAAGGAGAAAGCAACGGAGAAAACGGCTTAGGCACAATGCTTTTAATCTCCATCTTCTCCTCCACTCATGTCCTCTACGCTAAGAGTCACATGAATATCTCGGTCTGCGTTTTCCTGTCCGTCTATTAATAAAACCTTTCCCAACAGCTCCGAAGCTTTCAGCCTGTCTTTGGATGCCAGCTCGCTGTTTCGCATGGTATTAGACCAGAATTCAAGCACTTCATTCGCGTCCGCTATACGGGCATTTGAAGCCCTCTGCGCGTGCTC